TGAAGACAGCACGCCGCTCCCTGAACCTGATGTTTGCAGACTGGGCCAACCGTGGCCTGAACATGTGGACGTTCGAGCAAGGCACGATCGCTCTGACGGCGGGCCAGAACACCTACGCGCTGCCAAGCGACACGGTGGATTTGATCGAGCACGTGATCCGCACCGGGGCCAACAACGTGGCCACACAGGCAGACCTGACCATCACGCGCATCAGCGTCTCGACCTACGCCACGATCCCCAACAAGCTGCAGCAAGCCCGCCCCATCCAGATTTGGGTGCAGCGGTTGAATGCGCAGACAAGCCCCACAGGGCTGCTGCTCAGCGGCGGGATTACGTCTACCGCGACAACCATCACGCTCGACTCCGTTGTTGGCCTGCCCGCTGCCGGATTCGTCAAGATCGGCACAGAGATCATCGCCTACGGGTACATCTCCGGCAACACGCTCAACAGCTGCGCCCGGGGCCAAGCCAACACAACGGCCGCAGCCCACAACAACGGCGATGCGGTTTACTGGGAGCAACTGCCTGCAGTGACCGTTTGGCCAACCCCGGACAACACTCAGCCGTACACGCTGGTGTACTGGCGTCTGCGCCGCACGCAAGACATCGGTGGCGGTGTCAACGTGGCTGACGTGCCCTTCCGGTTCATCCCCTGCATGGTGGCGGGATTGGCGTATTATCTGGCCATGAAGCTGCCCAATGCAGCGGATCGCATGCAAGTGCTGAAAGCTCAGTACGATGAGGCGTGGCAGCTTGCCCAAGACGAAGACCGTGAGAAGGCCGCTGTGCGGTTCGTGCCACGGCAGATGTTCATTGGGAGCGGCACGTAATGGGTAATCGCTATGCGTCAGGCAAGAACTCGATCGCCATGTGCGATCGTTGTGGGTTTCAGTTCAAGCTGACCGCGCTGCGCAAAGAGGTGATCAAGACCAAGACGTACAACCTGCTGGTGTGCGATTCTTGCTGGGACCCAGATCAGCCGCAGCTTCTGCTGGGCATGTATCCGGTGGATGACCCACAGGCGGTGCGTAACCCTCGCAGGGACACCACGTATGTGACGGCGGGCACCAACACAGACGGTTTCAACACCGGGGGTTCACGGGACATTCAGTGGGGCTGGAACCCTGTTGGCGGTTCCCGGGGTTTTGACAACGCGTTGACGCCAAATAACTTGGCTTTGACCGTGGAAGTTGGTACAGTAACAGTTCAAATAGGAGTCTGACATGGACGCTAAAAAAGCACTCAAGGCCCACATGGCCAAAGGCATGAAATCCGCGCATCCAGATGCTGCCGTAAAAGGTATGCGGGCTGGCGGCAAAACCAACAGCGACATGCTGAAGATGGGACGTAATTTGGCCAAAGTGGCCAACCAGAAGTCCCCCGGCCGTAAAGGAGCCTGATATGGCCACCAGCAAAATCAAGACTGTGCCCTCCCCAGTGGTTGGCACTGAGCCTGCCAAGACGACCATGCGAAACACCAACGTGTCCGTGGCCAACGTGCGCAGCCAAGACTACCCACCCACCAAAACCTCGGGCATCAAAATCCGTGGCACTGGATGCGCCACCAAGGGCGTGATGGCTCGTGGCCCAATGGCGTGAGGTCTGAATGAACTACACCGAGTTGAAAGCGGCGATCATCGCCTACACAGAAAATCAGGACGCTTCGTTTGAGGCGGAGATTCCTGTGTTTGTGGAGCAGGCTGAGCAGCGCATTTTCAACATGGTGCAGTTCCCATCGTTGCGTAAAAACGTGACGGGCTCTACCACCAACAACAACAAGTATTTGGCGTGTCCGTCAGATTTTTTGGCGGTATATTCGTTGGCGCTGGTGGACGCTTCGGGGAACTACGAGTACCTGCTCAACAAGGATGTTAACTTCATCCGGCAGGCGTACCCTAACCCCAACGACAAAGCGCTCCCCAAGTATTACGCTCTGTTTGGTCCGCTGTCCAACGACGCAAACGAGTTAACTTTTATTTTGGGCCCAACACCAGACGCCTCATACGTGGCCGAGCTACACTATTTCTTTTATCCACCGTCAATCGTGACGGCGGGTACTTCTTGGTTGGGTGACAACTTTGACAGCGTGCTGCTTTACGGTTCGCTGGTCGAGGCATACACATACATGAAGGGTGAAGTAGACATCATGCAGGGCTACGACATGAAGTTCAAAGAAGCCGTAGCATTGGCCAAACGTCTGGGCGATGGACTAGAGCGCTCCGACAGTTACAGAAGCGGCCAGTACCGTTCGCCACCGCTACCTCAAAACAGAGGGGTAAACTGATATGTCAATCGTACAAACCGCAACCACTTCGTTCAAAGTCGAGCTGCCGCAAGGCATCCACAACTTTGGCCCCACCTCGCCGGACACGTTTAAGATCGCCTTGTACACCGCCGCTGCGGACCTCGGCTACGCCACCACAGCCTATACGACCTCGGGCGAAGTCACGGGCACGAACTATGTGGCTGGCGGCAACACGCTGACCATCTCGGTCACCCCAGTGGCGGCAAACAACAGCAGCAACGTGCCCACGGCGTATTTCAGCTTTGCCAACACTTCTTGGACTGGCGCTACGTTCACGGCCCGTGCGGCTTTGATCTACAACTCTACCGAGGGCAACAAGTCCGTGGCGGTGCTGGATTTTGGCTCCGACAAGACTGTCAGCAATGACACCTTCCAAATCATTTTCCCAACCCCCGATGCCAACAGTGCAATCGTACGAATCTCATAAGGAGCCATCATGGAACACAGCAAAGCAGCCGACAGCGTTACCGCAGGCATGATCACAAACCGCGTTGGCGGTGAGCGCGTTGGCGCGGGCGGTGTCTTCACCGTTACTTGCGTGGGTGCAGACGGCAAGGAAAAGTGGTCCGACTCGTTCCACAACCTCGTGGTCAATCAGGGCCTGCAGGACATGAACAGCAAGTACTTCGCCGCCTCGGGTTACACCGCAGCTTGGTACTTGGGTCTGGTCGAAGGCCCCGGCTCCGGTACAGCGTTTGCTGCTGCCGACACACTGGCTTCGCACGCTGGCTGGACTGAGTTGGTGCCCGGCACTGCTTACACCGGCAACCGCAAAGCTGTCACGTTTGGCACGGCCACCACGGCTGATCCATCGGTGATCTCCAACTCCGCAGCACCCTCCTCGTTTGCCATGCTGGTGAACAGCACGGTGGTGGCTGGCGCGTTCTTGGCTAGCGTAAGCAGCGGCACTTCCGGCATCTTGTTCTCGGCTGGTGACTTCACTGGCGGCGACAAGACCGTGGACAGCGGTGACACCCTGAACGTCACTTACAGCTTCTCGCTTGACGCAGCCTAATAGGGGTACGCGGTGTTTGGTGATGTTACTTTTGCCCAAGCACCCTTCGCCTCTTTAGGCGGGAATACGTTCGTCGCCACGCAGGGCGAAGCCGCAACCGCTTCAGATTCTTTTGAAGCCCCGAGCGTTGTGCGCGGAAAGCGGATTGACGAAGCTGCAGCGGGTCAAGACACCGGGTCGGTGATTGCCACGATGGTGGCCACGCAAGCCGAAACAGCTACTGCGTCCAGCATTCAGTCGGTCATCGCGGATATGGTGGCCAGCATGCTGGAGCAGGGCGTAGCCACTGCCACTCAGACAACCATCGGTACGTTCTTGGCAGCGCAAACCGAACTGGCCACTGCCACTGGGGCACAGACAGCAGGTACCACGGTTTTAGCCACGCAAGCAGAAACAGCCACTGGGGCAGACTCCATGAACCGGGGGTTGCTGATTTCCGTGGCAATTGCGGAGAGTGCGACAGGCACGGCAACGCAGATTTTGCAGGTCACCTTCAGCGGTTCAATTGCAGAGGCAGTGAGCGCCCTGAGTTCTTTGGGCGTTGTCAAGGACAAGAACGTATATCCGACCGGCGTGCAGCTCACCATCAGCATTGGAGGGGCGCTGGTCTGGGGGACAATTGATACCGGGCAGTCCCCTAACTGGACTCAGATACCCTCGTAAGGACACAAAATGGCATTGGCACTCAAAGATCGCGTCAAGGAAACCACCAGCACCACCGGCACGGGCACGGTTACGCTGGACGGCGCAGCCGCAGGTTTTCAGTCCTTTGCCGCTGTTGGCAACGGCAACCAGACTTTCTATGCCATCGTGGACGCGACATCGGGCGCTTGGGAAGTTGGCGTTGGCACATACACATCCTCGGGCACTACGCTGTCCCGAACCACCGTGGTGTCGTCCAGCAATGCAGGGTCGTTGGTGAACTTTGGCGCTGGCTCCAAGGACGTGTTTGTCACTTACCCATCCTCGCGGTCGGTGTATCTGGATGCTGCGGGTTCTGCCGTCACTACACTGGACATTGGAACTCTGGGGGCCAGCACGGCCAACATCACCACTGCCAATATCACTGCAGGCACGGTGTCCACAACTCCAACCAGCGGCAACGACATCACCAACAAAACCTACGTGGACACGTTGGTCGCATCGGGCATTCACTTTCATCAGCCCGTAATGGTTGAAAGCCCAACTAACCTTAACGCAACTTACAACAACG